TTGCGTCAATCTTGTTTTTCTTAGTTGCCAGATCGCCAACAATATTATGACGCCATAAACCTTCTTTATTATGTTTTCTAAAGTAGGAAACTGACTTAACAAAGTCTTGCCAATTATCTTTTTTGTCTTCGCTGTATCTTTTCCAATGTAGGGAAATAGGGAAGCTGTCACCGTAACAACCATTATTCTTTAAGGTGCAAGAATCAGGGCAAGTCTGTTTGGGGCTATAGCTGGTAGGCATTGCACCAACTTTCCTAGATTGCGTATGTGGTATAAATTTGTAAGTCATTTTTTTTCCTCCTATATTCTTTTATATAGTAAAGAAAAACCATTGTCAAATATATTTACTATTTTTTTCTATTGCGCTATCTAGCAAAAATTCTCTTTTTTCTTCATCCGTCATATTATAGTTACGAAATAAATCGTCAAGAGTGCTTTCGATACCTAGGAAAGACAATAACTCTTCATCCGTATAGGCTGACAATGGTTTTTCATCTGACGGATTAAATGACATTTTTCTTACCTGACAAAATATCGTCTTGAGTGTAAAACTTACCACACTTAACATATGCAGTTTTACTAACTACGAAACTTCTATAATGTTTTGCTGACATATCGTAGACAGTAAAAGAATGTTCTTTGGCTGTGCTTTTGCCACCTTGTAAATGTTTCTTGACATCAAAACGTAAGCTTCCATAATTTTTATACTTTTGTTCTTTTGTTGAATAGTATTTAATACTAAAGAAAGCACTACCTACCAAATCTTTTAAGTTATTTTTAAACTGTGTATTTACATCTACCATTTTTTATTATCTCCTTTTTTTTAGAATACTACATACCATTCTTATAGTCAAGTATTATTTTTTTATTGCAAACCATTGCTTTTCCAAGGTATCATAATAACCATTCTTACTTCTTACAGGTCTATGCGAATACTTTTTACCCTTTGCGTTTTTCCTACCTTCTATTAATCTCTTTGCCATTTTCTTCTCCCAATGTTGACAGTTTTTTAACCATAGTTTTGTTTCTGTATCTACACGACCACTCATGGCAACCTCCTCATAAATTCTGCTTGCTCATCTAAGGCTACTCTACGCCTTGACAACTCTCTTGCTATCCTATCTAACAAAACAACAATTTCATTTATTGTATTAGAACAAAGATTCCATTGGCTTTCACCTTTCATCTGTAAAATGGCATGAAGTTCATGTTGTGCAAATTCATACTCTTCTGTAATAGTTCCTATTCTAATTAGCTTTTCGTACTTACTTAAATCTATACTCATAATATCTCCTTTTGTTAAATGACAACAGACAAGGGGAAAAATAATGATAAAAACCTTGTCTGCTGTCTGTCCCAGAAGTAAGTAAATTGCATATCAGGTGCTCCTGATTCGGTATCTTTTTAAACACTTACCGATGCCATCTCCGTGTCCTTACTCTGGGTATCCTAGCTAGGATAATTCTTATGACTCCTTAAAAGTTAACTGCTATTATATACCACATCAAATATATAAAGGCAACAAATAAAATAAATAATATTCTAGTAGCTAGTAAAACGTATTCCATCTATTTTACTTCAAACGTTTCTACTAACTGACTAACAATCTCATCTAAGTTTTCTGAACTAGACAACTCAACAAGATGTAACTCATCCACTATCGCATCTCTTAATCTATAATTACTTATACTTACTCTACCTGTATCTCCATCTATACTTAAGTAATCTTCTTTATGTCCAAAAATCTTATCTCCTAAATCATAATGTAAAGCATCAGATACATCACGAGTCTGATCATACTTTCGGTATGCAATATCTGTTTTATCTTTAGCTTTTTTGTAGGCAATAAAATAGGGATTCTTAACTACTGATTTTAATTTTAAAGTTCTAATTACTTCTTTAGATATTTTTTGGGCTAATAGTTCTTTTTGCTTATTTGTTATTCTCATTGTTTTGTTCCTTTCTTAGTTCATTTAAAAATGTTACAATCACGTCTAGGTCAGCAACCTTATATTCTAAATTGGTCAATGCCTTTTCGACTTGATACAGCCTATTATCTAGTGATTCGATTTCTTTGTCAACCCCTAATATTTTTTTTATTAATTTAATCATTTCCTGTAAGTTTCTCCCACTTGTATGCGTTGTCTGAAAATTCTTTTATCTTATCTAATACTTCCTCTGCATCAAAACCTCTATCAAAAGCACTATCTCCAAAAGCAACCTCGTAGACTTCCTCTACAAATTCTTTCCAATCATCACTCATCACTTTCTCCTAATTATAATTATTAACTATAACCCTTATATACTACCATTCTTAAAGTCAAGTTATATTTTATTTTTTATTTATTGACTATAAGTAGATTACTACTAAAATATTAAATACTCCCTTAATATTGTTATAATTTTTATGTAGACTAAAGTCTATTTTAAGGGTGTTCGTTTTTATGTCAAGGAGGAAAGTATGAAAATAAATTTATTTAATTTTATGATAATAAATTATATATTACAATTATCCATAGTTCTGATAGTTGCTTTTATTAAGGGCTGACAAAATGGTTGACAATAGATATTGAAAGGTTATACTGACAAACTTAGTGTTCGCTTTGTACTGTTTGACAGTAGGCATTGACATACAGTTGGTGCACTCTCAGATGAGTAAGCGAGGAAGAGTTAAATTGCAGATAACAAGTGAGATAGACAATGATAACATGGGATAGATTTGATGATGCCATTATAGGAACAGGCAGTCGCTGTAACTCGCCTGATGTTTTTATATATAGCTTTAATAAAATGATTAAGATTCTTGTGGATGAAGATGACATGACTCCAGAGGAAGCTATAGATTTTATAGAATACAATGTAATTGGTTATTGGGTAGGTGAGACTACACCAATTATTTTAAGACAGCTCGGATATTATGAACAAGACATACTTGACAGAAAGAACGAATCAGTATTTAATGAAAAAAATATTGACGATAAGGAGATAAATTAATGAACGTTCGAGAAGAGATTAATAATATTTTAATGGCTGACAGGAAGGGCAGATTGTCCTCTGACGAATTGTGGCAAGAGCAACAGGACAGGAAAAGAGAAGAAGTAGGCTATGAAGAAGTTGAAAGGCAAATGGACATAGAAGAATATCTTGCTGACAAAAGCTATGAGGAATACAAGGCTTGGGAAAGTTCAAAGAAATAAACGTTATGATACAGGATATAGTTCTACAATTAGCACCACCACCTTCTGACGTAGCTTTACGTATGGATTGTCCTGCTTGTAATCATAAAAATACATTGTCAATAATGAACAATCAAGGAACAATTCTTTATCATTGTTTCTCTGCTTCATGTAATGTGAAGGGTAGAGTATCGGACAGAAAAGAATTAAAGTTCACACGACATGAAGTAACTCCTCCGAGGGCTGTTCCCCTTGACTCACGCAGTTTTGTGCCCCTAGGTAGAAACCAAAAGGCTCTCGACATGGTGGTCAAGCGGAACAGTTACGAAGCATATCAACACGCAAGGGCTGACATAAGATATGATGTACGCCAAGACAGGGTTGTCTTTATGGTGTACAAGAATGGCAAGGCTGTTGATGCTGTAGGTAGGAAATTAAACGAAGATGACAAAAGACCTAAATGGTTTCGCTACGCAAGAAGCCGACATCCTTTTGTATGTAAAGCAAAGACTGACAGCGACACAGCCTTTTTGGTAGAAGATTGTTTCTCTGCTTGTGCTGTATCCCAAGTCCATCATGGGGTTGCACTGATGGGTACAAATCTACCAAATGAATACTTGACAACTCTTAATTCTTACAGTAAAATAGTAGTAGCATTAGATAGAGATGCCTCCAAAAAAGCTATCGAACTGACGAAACAACTTAGGGTGTCTGTACCCACTACTCTTGTTTTCTTAGAAAAAGATATTAAGAATATGAATTTAACAGAAATACAGGAGTTAATATGAAACCGCATACAGCACCAAGAAAACCTTTTTCTCAAGATTTGTTTAACGCAAATGATCCTCAGACAAGAATTGCAGCTAAAAAACTGCTACCACCTGCACTTAAGAAATTACTTAAGTTAAAGGAAGAGCCTGTTTTAGTAGACAACGAAAAAAGATACGGCATAGACTTACTTTGCCCTGAGCATAATTTAAGTGTTGAAGTAGAAACCAAACATGGTTGGGGTGATGGAAAGTTTCAATGGGGAGATTTACACATACCAAGACGTAAAGGTAAATACCTTGAGATAGAAGGTCATGTATTTTTTGTTGTGTTTAATACAAACAGAACTCAGGCAGGCATTATGACGAAAGATAGCGTATCTAGAGCCAAAGTAGTTAATAAATTCAATAGGTTATCCAGATTACATGAAGACTATCTTTCTGTTCCTTCCGAGGAAGTAATCTGGGTTTAGGAGATAGCAATGCAACAAGTAGAATTACCAACAGATTATCAAAAGTTTATACATCAGTCACGTTACGCTAGGTGGAAAGAGGAAGATAGTAGAAGAGAGACATGGGAAGAGACAGTATCACGATACTTTGACTTTATGACTGACCATCTTTTTGACAACTTTGATTACACCTTACCTTCTAGTATAAGAGAACGTTTAGAGAATAGAGTACTTAACCTTGACATCATGCCTTCTATGAGAGCTTTGATGACAGCAGGTGTTGCTTTAGAAAGATGTAACGTAGCAGGGTATAACTGTTCTTATCTACCAGTTGACAATGCAAGGTCATTTGACGAGTGTTTGTACATACTTATGTGCGGTACAGGCGTAGGTTTTTCTGTTGAAAACAAGTACACTACTCAACTTCCTGTAGTTAACGAAGCGTTGCATGATTCCGACACTGTTGTAATTGTGTCAGACTCTAAAGAAGGTTGGGCTAAAGGCTACAAAGAACTAATATCATTGTTATACTCTGGACAGATACCTAAGTGGGATTTGTCTCGCCTACGCCCTGCAGGTGCTAGACTAAAAACTTTTGGTGGCAGATCATCTGGTCCAGACCCTCTTGACGATTTGTTTAGATTCACTGTAGATATTTTTAAAAAATCTGCAGGAAGACGATTAAAGTCCATAGAGTGCCATGACATCATGTGTAAGATAGGCTCTGTAGTAGTGGTAGGGGGAGTACGAAGATCAGCCCTAATAAGCTTATCTGACCTTGAGGATCAAGAGATGGCTTTAGCTAAGTCTGGTGAGTGGTGGAGTGACGAAGGGCAAAGGGCTTTGGCAAACAACTCAGTGTGCTACCAAGAAACACCACCAATCGGTATATTTATGAGAGAATGGTTAAATCTGTACAACTCTAAGTCTGGTGAAAGAGGTATATTTAGTAGAGATGCTTCTGTACGTCAGGCAGATAAGAATGGTAGACGAGAGTCAGGACATGAGTTTGGAACTAACCCTTGTTCAGAGATAATATTAAGACCCTATCAATTTTGTAACCTAACAGAAGTAGTAGTAAGAGCAGATGATGACATAGAAAGGCTAGGTCAGAAAGTAGAAGACGCTACAATCTTAGGTACAATACAATCTACTCTTACAGACTTTAAATACCTACGAAAAATTTGGCAGAACAACACAGAAGAAGAAAGACTTCTTGGTGTTTCGCTTACTGGTATACTAGATAATCCTAAATTAGGAAAGGCAGAAGACCTTAAGAGGTTACGAGAAATAGCTGTAGATACTAATTTAGGGTTAGCAGTACAATTAGGTATACCACAGTCAACTGCAATTACTTGCGTTAAACCATCAGGCACTGTTTCCCAACTTGTAGACTCTGCTTCTGGTATACACGCAAGACATTCCGCACATTACATAAGAACAGTAAGAGGAGATAAGAAAGACCCTCTTTCTCAGTTTCTTATAGACCAAGGTATTCCATACGAAGATGATTTGATGCAACCTGACAATACTGTTGTGTTCTCTTTTCCTATGAAGTCACCTACAAAAGCAGTACTAAGAGAAGACTTAAGTGCTGTAACACAACTAGAAAACTGGAAGAACTACCAAGAGAACTGGTGTGAACATAAACCATCAGTTACCATATCTGTAAAAGAAGACGAATGGTTTGAGGTAGGTTCTTGGGTGTACGATAACTTTAAAGATGTAGCAGGTGTTTCTTTTTTACCACACTCTGACCATACGTATAAACAAGCACCCTATCAAGATATAACTAAGGAAGAATATTTAGCCTTAAGTAAGAAAATGCCAAGAAATGTTGATTGGACATTACTCTCCAATTACGAACAAGAGGACAATACCACTGGTACACAAGAGTTGGCATGTAGTGCAGGTGCTTGTGAGATTGTAGACATAACATGATAAGTTTATTAGGAAGCCTTCTCGGATTTGGAACTTCCAGTATCCCTATGATAATGGGATTTTTTGAGAAAAAACAAGCTAACAAACAAGAACTTTTAATGCTAGAAGCTAAGGCTAAGTACGCATCAGAATTAAGTAAATTAAAATTACAAGAGATGGATGCTCAAGCAGACATAGAAGAAGTGAAAGGTTTGTATAAACATGCTGAGTCACTGGCACAGGCAAACAAATCTACATTTGTATCTGCTTTACAGGCGTCAGTACGACCAGTTATAACCTATGCTTTCTTTAGCGTATTTGCATTTGTTAAAATTACTTATGTAATAATGGCAGTGCAAGAAGGAAGAGATGTGTTGCCTTCTATACTAGAGGCGTGGGATGATGAAAGCCAAACGATCTTTGCCGCTATAATTAGCTTCTGGTTTGGGAATCGTTTATTTAAAGCAAGGAGTAAATAATGCCTACAGATTTTTCAAAAGCACCTGAAGGTCAAATATCTCCTCTGTTTCCTTTTGCACCTATGATAATGTATGCAAAGATGCCTATGGATTTAGTAAGAAGATTAAATAAGTATGTTAATAAAACAGTAAAGAATGAAGAAAAAGTTAAAAAGTTAGACCATTCTAACAACCTTGTAGGTAAACTTAAACAAGAATTTTTAATTGAGTCCGATGAGTTAGAAAAACATATACAATTTTTTAACAACATAATAGGAAAATATTTAGATACAGATTTAAATAGATCATTTAAAAGTTTAGCAAAAGGAACAGGCTATGGTATAGAATACAAGTCTGCATGGATTGTAAGGCAGTTTGCAGGTGAGTATAATCCTGCACACATACATACAGAATGTAGTATGTCTTGTGTTGGATACTTAAGACTTCCAGAAAAAATAGAAGAAGAGTGGGAAGAAGACTATAAAGACCACTACCCTTCTAATGGTCACATAGAATTTTTACATGGATCGTCTGGTAAGATGCACCAACACACTTTAATGGTAAAACCTTCTGTAGGAGATTTTTTTGTATTTCCTGCTGATCTTATACATATGGTATATCCTTTTAAAAGTGAAGGTGAAAGAAGATCATTTAGTATGAACATAGAGGTACACCAACAGAAAATGGACAAAGATGGTAACCCAATACAAATACCTAAAGCAAAAGAAGGACATGTTGCAAACAATTTTGAACTTG